TTCCTGTGCTGAATTTGCCTTAATTGTCTTTGCATCTGCTGGGCCACCTCTTATTGATTCCAAATCTCCACTAGGAGTAAATCTATAACCAGCAGGCGCAGTAGGTTGCTTGTTTCTTGCATCTTCCCTAGCAGCTTTGCGATCATCAGCCCTAATCTTTATATCTTCCTGTCTCTCTTTCACTCTTGTTGCTTCAGTTGCCACTCTCTCAGCAGTCCTAGCCTCATCCTGCGCCATAGCATTTTGACGTTCGATTTGCATACGTCCAATATTTGCTGCATCTGGGTTGCCGCTTCCAATGGCACTCAATGCGTGAGCGTACATCTGTCCGGGGGATTTTGGAGTAGAGATGGTTGCTGGTGTACCGTAATCTCCCGGGCCGCCAGAAGGCCCTGCACTAAGTGTTGGCTCATACCCTTGCAGATGGGCAGCAACCTCTGCCTTGCGCCGTTCCTGTTCAGCAGCCATCTTCTGTTCAGCAGCAGCCTTCTCACTAGCATACGACTTGTCCATCTGATTCTGCTGATAGCCAGCTAGTAAAGCAGCAGTTAGCTTTGCAACGCCTTGCATTGGGTGTATGTCAGCCTCAATACCTTTATAACTAGCACGTTCAATTGGTGCAGCAGCCTGATCCTGTAGCATTCTGGCGTACTGATTACGCCGATACATATCGGCAACATCTTGTGAATTGAAGTTAATGAATTGGTTATCTGCCATGACTATCTCCTAAACGCACTCATAAACTTGCCACCTAATTGAGACGCTCCTCTACCGAATGCAGAAGCACCCTCCTGCAATTGATTGCCTAATCTTTTAGTAGCACCAAACATTCCACGCTGCGCTTCAAGTGGTGCGCTTGGATTCCATCCCATCTCAGAGCCACCACCGGGAGCATTGTAGCTTTTCATAATTTGCCCAGCCTGTTGCTGCTGTGGCGTTTGCGGTTCACGCATGAGCATACCGTTTCTTACTTGCTGATCGAATGCGTTAGAAAATGATCCGCCTTCTTGATCCGCGCCATATCGTCTAAGCCTATCTGCTAGAGATTGACGTTTCTGCTGTTGAGTTCCAACAGCCTGAGGTTGTTGCATCTCACCCGGTTGCTGAATCTGGAAATTTACGATTCTGTTTGCCATAACTACCTCATTAGCTCAACGATTGGAATGATTGTACCCTTTAATTTGCTCATGTTTAACGCATACTTATCATATAGTTCTGGATGGTTAACTTTAGTCCATTCAACCCTATCTGCTGAGTCCTTCATAAAGCCTGTGCAGTCGTAACAGTCAAGACTTGTATGGTTTAAGCTAAAGTGTTCGGGCAGTTGACCGCGTTGCGTTGCCACAAAATCTAATACCTGTTTGCTAGTCCACTTCTCTATAGGCTGTATGTACTCAATGCCGTCTACAACTACTCCATGCCTAGACTCGCTCTTAAACGAGTCATCATTACGCTGCCCTTTAATTAGCTGAGTAATGCCTCTTTCTTTTACTGCGTTCAGTAGTGGGAATGCTATATTCTCAGTGCAGCAGTTTAAGTAACTTTGAATCAGAACATCTTTCTTACCAGATACACTGATTGCATCTAAGGTATTAGCAATTGGCACGATGTCGCTAGGTATGCCATTAGCGTCAATCTGAGCTTGTTGATCTACATTAATCTCAATGAATTCAACAGCTTCCGCCCTAATCTCTTCTACAAGAGCCATCGTCTCAGGATATGTTTTTCCAGTGTTAACAAAGAAAACAATAGGGTTCTTAGCTTTGTACAAATACCAGCAAGCTAGAGAATCTTTACCGCCTGAGAAAGCTAGTCCTAGCATTACATCATAGCAGCGCCACCTAATGAGCCACCAAGACTCATTAAGCCGCTTGTAAGGTTATTTTTAGCTTGCTGTCTGATGCCGTACTGATCCATCTGACCTTGAAACGTATCTTGTACGCCTTGATAGATTGGAGCAGCAGCAATATTAGCGCCTTGATAGCCTTGAAACTGCGGCATCTGTATCTGTGATCCACTCATTAAGCCCGTGATCTGATTCAATGGCTGGTTACGCAGTGCAAGTTGCTGATCTAAACTCTGTTGCTGTGCTGTATTGCCAAACTGAGCCATACCTAGTTGCTGATTGTAGTTTTGTGCAATAGCAGCGTTTTGAGCAGTCTGTGCAGCTAATTGGTTTTGATAGTCTTGCTGGAGCGCCGTATTGCCCATGCCAGCATTCTGCAAAGCAGCGTTAAACTGTGATTGCTGCGCTTCATTACCAAATTGAGCCATACCTAACTGCTGGTTGTAGTTTTGAGCAATGGCTGCATTCTGAGCAGTTTGCCCGGCTATTTGGTTTTGATAATTCTGTTGAAGCGCAGCGTTTCCTAATCCAGCATTCTGCAATCCAGCATTAAATTGAGCTAGTTGAGCTTCATTACCAAACTGACCTTGTGCCTGTGCCTGTCCAAAACCTTGCTGATTCATCATTGCATCAAGATTAATACCTTGTGCAGCGGCCTGTAGCTCTAAGTCATTCCTGTTCTGACCCATAGTACGCATTTCATTGTTGTAAGCCTCGCCACCAGTGACTAGACCTTGATTTGCAAGACGCTGCCTTGTTGCATTCTCATTCTGTGTTAACTGAGGCTGTAGCCTAGACATAATTGCTTGCTGGCCTGTCATACCAGCGTTTACAGGCATTGCTGCTATTCCTGACGTATCAATACCTTGCCGTAGATTAGGGCCAGTAACATACCCTTGTGCATTGCCTGCGGTAAATGCTGATTGATTGACAGGAATAGGTGTATCTATACCTTGCTGAAAAGTAGGGCCAGCTACAGACCTCTGCGCGTTTCCAGCATTGTATGCAGCTTGATTAACTGGTGAAATTGACTCTGCTATGCTTGTATCAATGCCCGGCAGGTTGGGGTTAAACGGCGTGCCTAGTATGGTTTTAGCTTGTCCAACACCTTGCTGACCTAGTTCTGCAAGTGATCTCTCTACACCTTGTTGTGCGTTTAAGGTAGCTTGAGCGTCTGGTGTTAGACTCTGACGAACAGTAGGTATATCACCCTCGTAGCTAATAGTCTGACTGCCTAATGGCCCGTAGATGTTAGGATTGCCTAACTTTGCCGAAGCTCTAGCAGCATCTACGTTAGCCGCACCTTGTGCTACGGCAGCGCCAGCATAGTCTGGTACTGGCGGTGGAGATGATTGCTTACCCATACTTGCCTCCTAAAAATTTACATTTATCTTTCAACAGCGTAAAAAATATCATATCACCGTTACTTCTCTTTATTCTAGCCTCTTCAGTGAAGCCCATATTCTTTACTAGCTTAATGCTTTTATCGTTCTCTTCAGTGATCGGCACTACTATCTTCTCTACGTTACATACTATAAACGGATAGTTAAATATCGCAGCTATGAATGTCTTATTCATTCGCCCTGCTACTGCAATATGACAGGTAATGGTGGTGTCCATAAAGCTCTCATAGATCACCCCTGCAACTATCTGTCCTTCTCGTTCCAGCCCTATGGCTGATGAATTGCAATGATACGATCCTGTGGTCTGTTCTGCTACCCATACACCAACAGAATCGCCTTGTACTATATGCCAGCCCATCCAGTTTGATAAACTACGTCAGTTGCCGCCCATTCAAGTTGCAAGGTCTGAGATGCGCTTTTAAGGTGTATACCGCCGCAATACCCAATCCCCGTAATCCCTTGAAAGTTATTAGTAATCATTAGTCCTTGTCCCCATGCTGACGCATCCCATGTGCCTATGTCCCACAACCCATACGAGCTAGGAGAGTAAGACAGTGCTGCTGTAGGATCAGATATATCGTAGTCAATGTTCATTGAGACTAGGATAGAAGGCAGTCCGTCCGTAAATATAGAAGGTCTAGCTCTAGTAAAGTATTTCTTTACACCACGTTGCTCAAAGTAGTTAAACGCTTGCAGCACGTTAGTATTAATGTCTGTTGCATTGTCTGCATAGGTTGTGTCCCAAGCCCTGCCTACAACGCCATTGCCGCCGAAGTATGGATTATCTCCGAACGATTCCCAGCAGTTGGCTTCCCAGCCTTGAAACTTGCACCAAGATTTGGTAATCGTATTCATCACATACTGCTCTTGATTGTTGCCCTCATCTACAGGCACGTTGACCCATACAGCGTTATTCTTGGCTGAGTAATGTATCTGCCAGCCAAAGTGGTCTGCATAGAGCGTTGTGGCGGTTGTAATCGCTCCCTGTATCTTGTTACTCAGCGCAACGCGCGGATCGAGCCTAGAGCTTTGTAGTGATGCTGCGAGAGGCATTAATCCATCGTATGTAAGGATTAGAATGTCACCGCCGTACTTCATGAAGCAGCGATCACCAATTGGTGCGCCTAGCTTCCATACGCCAATCAATGCCCAAGTAGCAGAACTAGCTGGGTCTGTGCCTGAGTACACGATGACCTCGCCATTGCTGGTTATAAATACTAGGTTGTCATCAACCCCATATCCAGCGTCAATCGTCCATGTAGCCACATCTGTAATGTGACCGCCAAACTTAGCAATAGAGCTTAGATCGAGAGTTTGTGCTGCTCCACCGACTGCATTAGTTGGCAAGTACCAAGCCTTTAATGAGTTCTTTTGCGTAAACCATACCCTGTTCTTGAACAGAGTTATATTATCTAGTGTTGTACTTGTAACGCCTGTTATAGCGATAGGCGATACAGCAGTAATAGAGGCCCATGTAGTGCCATCAAATAGCAATGGAGCGTCTACACCATTGACTAGATATAGATAGCTACCGCCGCCAGTCGTGACATTGATGAATTCCCATCGAGCGTTTGTTAAGCCTACCTTTACAGGCGCACCTACTGCACCAGCAGAAGTAACGTCATATATCTGTGTTCCAGCAATTGCGTACAGCTCCTCACCCGTACCAGTCGAGTAGTTCATCAAAGTCTCAACCTGACCAGTTATGCCTGTGGCGTGGTTAGAGTACCCACCGCGTAAAACTACGTTTGAATAGGATGGAAAGAAGTTGATTAACTCGACAGCATCGGTAGGTTCCATGTTCGCAATAGAATCACGAGCATTCCACCCACCTACTGGAGCTGGTATCGAAGCTACTTGTGCAGCGGTTCTTTGTGCTGGGAATGCCATTAGTTCTGCGTTCCATAGCCCGTGTCCGGGATGTTATCATATCCTATGAGGACTGTACCCGGTCTTGGAGCAAACGATAGATTAGCTGAACTCTGATCTTGAGCCATAACCACTTCAAGTTCTGTCAGGAAGTTTCTATACATAGCCGTAGTATCGAAGCCCTTAGCCTCAAAATACTTCAGTTTCGTCA